CCGCTTTCCCCTGCAGTTGGCGCAGTTCCGACTCCGATTGTGCCGTTACCAGACCCCTGTACGTCTGTTCCTTCAGGGCTTGGAGATACGCCTCCAGCCCCTGCCATATCTCCGGCTTGGCCAGCAGCGGCCCCACCAGCTTCGCTTGGTCCTTGTTGAACATTGGCCATCAATCCTTGTAGCATCTTGGCGTAGAGTTGTGCTTCGTTCGCATCGTTGACCAAGCTGTCCGGGTCAATGTCCTGCGAAATTGCCAACTCGCGCATCAGGTTTGGAATTTTGATAAACGGTGCAAGCATCGGGTTCGCAACCGTTTGCAGCAGAGACGTGAGACGCTGAGTGCGAACCTCTTTTTGCATAACCGCTGCTACGCCTCGCGGTTTGATTTCAAGGTCGCCAATGATGTCTTCGGCTTCCTCGTTGAACTGCATGTTCCATTGGAAGTACGCTTCACCGAGCGGCTTCAAGAGCATGTCATCGATGTTCTTGATGACCGTCTTCATCGACAGGCCCGCTGAACCCATCAGCATGGACAAGCCAGCGGCAGTACGACCGGTGCCGGTTACGCCTGTCTGACCGTGTACGATGGACGGGATACCCGTCTCTTCGTCAGCCAGTTGGCGACTAATCTGGTACATCTGCAGGTTTTCGCCAGCAGTGTTCGGGAACTTGAGACCGTTGATGGCCGTCCCTGTAACACCCGATTGGCGGCGGAAGATTTTACCCGGGAAGATATCCATGTTCTGTCCCGGCACAAGGCTAGCCTCGTCCACATCGAACACGAGGTTGCCAGCAAGGGCGAGGTTGTCGATGGCCATACGGACGTGACCATTCATCAGCTTCTGGGCATCTTCCATGTTCTCGGCAACGCCAACACCCCAGAGCTGGTACGGGTTGACTTCATACGGGAACACCTGATACGGAATGCGGGCCGGTGTGAACGGGTTGAGGACACAGCGAAGAACCATTCCGCCACAGACCCAGACGTTCACCTGAACCTCGTCGAACTCGGACATGTTCTCAGCGCCTTCGAGACCGGCTTCTTTAGCCAGCTTCGAATCCAAGACGCCCCAGTATTCCAAGACCTCGTAGCGATTGCCTTGATAGTACGGCTCGGTTTCATCCTCACGGATGGTATCCTCGTAATACTTGTCCTCGTAGTTCGGACCCTTGGCAAGACACTCTTCGATAGCGTCAGCCATAAAGTACGGACGCTTGATGAGGGCACGGAGTTGCTGGCGGTTCATGCGGTGACGTTCGATGACGTACTCACAGTCGTCGATGCTGGTTGCTGACGGATCAGGATGGAAGTCCCAAGCCGAAACCATTTCGATGCGCGGAACAGTCTTTTCTTCCGGCATGTACATCCGCTCACCCATCTCGTCCCGCTGCCAACGGTGGATGCGCTTGTAGAAATTGAACGGACCTTTTACGATACCCGTTCCTAGTAGGCACGATTCAAAGATAGAACTCCGCAACACGTTTACAGCGTTTGTGTCGAGAAGCTGGTCGTGGATAGTTTTCTCCATGCGGTGAGCTGCAATCTTTGCCGGTTCGATCTGGGGTTCACCCATACGTGCCCGACCCTCCGCAAGCGGAAGTTGCCCGTATTCGCCCTGTAAGCCGCCTAGAAAGGCTCTAGGCTCCTCGGCCTGTAGGGCACCCGGCAAAAGCTCTCGACCGTCTCCAGCGAACCCGTAGGGGTCTTGCTGCTCCATTTGATCGAGAGGTGTCTCCATGTGAGCAAACTCCGCGATGCCTTCGGGCACGGGAGTGGACTCAACGACAAGCGGAAACTTCTTGTTCGCAAACAAGATGTCAACGATCTGACCGTAGGCTGCAAGGACTTTCGTCTTTGTAATCCTGATGAAGACCTGAGACCGCTCCGAGTCACGGTACTGGGTGGTCGAATCGTAGATGCCACGGAAGTTCTTGTAGGATTGCAGCCACCGTTGCTCGTGAGCGTAGCGACCATTCTCGGCATCCTCAAACTTGGACTTTACGTAAGCCGCAAGACCGGGCATCTGCTCTTCAGGATTGAGCAGACCTACAGCGGTATCATCCGCTGGTTGGAGAAAATTATCTTCAGACATGTCTTAGTAGTCGCGTTCTTCGGCCAGACGCATGATAGAACCGTCAACAGCAGTTTTGGTCTGCTTCTTCGGCATATCTTCCGTCAGAACACCGGTCTTGGCGCGAGTATCGAACTCAAGACCCTCACGATACAACTGGTCAGCACCCATCTGGTCATCCACGGAAGTCGTGCAAGCACCCATGATGTAGGCTGCGCCGTAATTGTAATTGTTGTTCGGCATCGGGTTTCTCCCTTTACTTAACGAGTAACGAAACCTGCTTCGGGGGCAGGGGAGGTTTCGGGTTCCCTGTTTCGTGAAACGAATCCGGCATCAGCGATTGCCATCCGTTCCATTTCTTCTGCGCTTTCGTCTATAGCTGGCTCCATAGCCATCTCTTGCATCTGACGAAATGCGGGATATTCAGCCTGACCGGGGTACGGGTCAACCTGCTTGAGTTCCGGCTGCGGCTGGGTTAGTTCTGGTCCCGCACTTCTACTGGGCGTCAGTGCTACCGACAGCGCAGTGCCCGCACCTAAACCTGCGACTTTTTCTAGCCCGACTTCTGCTGCGATTGCTGCCCCCGTTTCGAGAGGCGCTTCTACAAACTGTCGCGCAGTTTCGATAACTGCTGCCGCACCCACAAGCTTAGCCGCTCTGCCCAGATGTTTGTTGATAGCTGCTGCCATCCCTTTGGCGTCAAAGCCACGACGTTCGAGGGAAGCGCGGGCTTCGGGATCGGATGTGGGGACTGTTTCATCGGCTGGTGTAACAGGCTTGGGGGCCGGACCCTCGGGACGAACAACCTGTGTCTTTGGCGCGGGTTCTACGTATCGCGCTGTTAAGTCCCCCATTACGACGGGGGCGTTTGCATCCTCAAATACAGGTGTACTTTTTACAAAATCTGTAGCGTATGAAACGCGCTGTCCCTCTGGAGGCCGCATATCTGCGGGAAGTTCGTCAGTGCGGGCCTCGAACAGCCATTCGTCCATAGTGTTAGGAACTGTGGTTGCTTCTTTTCCGTAGAATCCCCTGCTAGGCGAGTAATACTCCTTGACAGCACCCCCACCTTTAGTTACTGCACCAATAGCACGACCCTGTGCAGCACCAACCCTGTCGCCTTGTCCCGGGAACTCGTTGAGGGCTAAGGTAACCCACATACGACGAAGGTCGTAAGCTTCTTGGAGAGTGTCAAGCTTGTTACCAGTAAGTTCGTCGGTCATAATTCCCGGAACTTTGATAAGCTTTGCAACCCGAGTCATTTCTCCCTTTCCAATAGGAGAGCCATCAGGGTTTACAAAAAGATTACGGTCGTTGGCTTGACTTACATCGAGTGCCTGTTGCAGGACGTTGTAAGTACGAGGACCAACTGCAACATTGAGGTTCTCGTCCATCTTGACGCCCGGCGTATCCGTATCAAGAAAGAAGCCCCACGATGCGCTTCGCTTTTCCGGCCTGACAAGTGCGCTTGCCGGAGCATTCATAATCTCGCCTGTACGAAGACCCATGTGAGCCTGTGCTTCGAGGGCTTTTACAATACCGAGGTCTTTGGGATTCTTTTTACCGTATTCATCTAGCTTGGCAAGCCACTCACCCATAAGTCCGGGATTGTAACTGTACCGTCGTGCCTTTGCTTTAGGTTTGTCCGGACGAACAACCCGGTCGGTAGCCGTAGGCATACCTTCAGGATACAATTCGTTTAACGCACCTGCCCTCCGCAACTGCTCATTAATATGAAATTCAATAGCACCTACTTTAGAGTAGATATTACGACGTGCGTTTACAGCCTCATCTTTTTCATAAGCTAGAACAAGAGGGTTAGTTTCATCGTCTGCAAAAGTCTCTACAAAATCTACAGCAGGACGGTCTAAATAGGGCTTAAAAATAGACGCAAACTTTGTGTCACCAACAAATGTTGACATAAACTTTTTTGGACCATCTTGGGCCGTAGACCTATCGGCGTGTGCTTGCAGCATTTCACGCAAAGTAACTGTTCGCGGGTCGAGATTCTCCGCGATGGGCTTGTAGCTTGCGCCGGTCTGTAAATTCTTCTGTGCCATCAGTATCCGAACGTAGCATCCATCGGCCTAAACGCCTGATCCTTGATGCCCTGAAGTGATTTGTGTATAGATTGATATCCAGACGTGCGCGTCATCACCATGTAGCGCAACGCATCGTACGCATGATCCTCTGCCTTCGTGTCTACATCTTCACTGTTGGTTTTGGAGAGAGGTATGCCCGATAGTTGAGCTATGGTGTGCTTGCACGAGGAGAATATTCTTAGACGTGGTTCGTTGGTGTAAGGGTCGTCAGAAAGCCGCCTGTGAACTTCCATTTTTCCTTGTAGACGGTTACGGTCTGATGGCGTCCACCTAACACCTGCCCGCATCATTGTCTCCGCAATGGACGGGCCGAACCCAGTCTTGTTCCAGCAAGAAGAGTCTAGAACATTGTAGTGTGGAAGTGGGTCTAACTCTTCTGCTTCTAATATTTTATCAGCAAGTTGCTCGGCTGTCAAGTGCTTTGCATATAGTTCGCGATAAACCCAGATATTATTATCCCAGTCAATAGCCCCCCAAAGAACGCACGACGGACTCGCATAGCCGTAGTCTGCCGCACGTATGCGGGGCCAGTTGGTTGGAAGTTCAAAATGTTCGACCACATGACGCACTCGTGAAAATTCGGGGAAGGCCGCTCCCTCCGCCACGTCCCAATCCCCTTCTAGGAGTCGTCTACGCTCGACATCCGGGAGCGACCTGAGCATGGCTTCGTACTGGCCGTCTGCCATCAGGTAGGGATTATCAGTCAACCGCGCGGGAACAAACTTGCGATAGAACAGCGGCTGACCTGCTTTTTCGTGACCATCTGGCCACACAAATGTTTTTCCAGTTTCCAAATCGTAGGCACCAAAAGGCTTGTTTGCCTCTCGGTGATCGATATACATCTTCTTGACCCACCAGCCACCGACACCGCCGGGGTTGGCTGTGCAGCGCATACACAACTGCTGCTGGAGTTCGGGGTGCGTCGAACGGAGTCGTGAACGAAGGTAATCCCAGACGTATGACGTGGGATACTGTGTAATTTCGTCGATACCGATCCAGTTAAACGCCTGACCTTGGAAGCGGGTTACGTCCTTGTCCCGGTCGAGGTAGGTGAACCACATTGTTGCCCCGGACGGGAAAACCCACGTGGACTTGGATTCACGGAACGTGGCTCCGGGGAAGGCTTTCGGATAGAGTTGCTTGGACTTGTCGATGAGTTCGGTTAGCTCGTCGAGAGTACGCCTAAGAAGAAGCCCACGATGATTAGAGTTGTGACAATAGCGCAAAGGATCGGCCAAGAGAGCGAAAGATTTACCTCCCCCGGCTGCTCCCCCGTAGAGAACATCCCTTTCAGACGCGCTAAGAAATTCTTCTTGTGGTCCCGGATTTGGCTTGAAGATAACCGGGCTACCATCCACCAAATCGCCAACTGCGTCCGGCAGATTTGTAAGATCCCCTTGATCGATGACTCTAGTCTTTTCACCCTGTAGTGCCTTCTCTATCTTATCTGCAGATTCTGTTAGTTTCTTGACCTTGCTTTTTTTGTATTCGGCTTTGCGTTGCTGGGTAGCTGCCGACTTCTTCGCGTTACGAAGACGCATCTGGACGGAACGTCGTGCCCGTTCCCTGTCACTGAGCTTGTACTCAGCTTTGGGCTGGTTCGGGTCTTTCTTGGGTCTGCCGCGAGTTCGCGGCTTGTCCACGGTCTCCGGGTCAGGGGGGACTAGGACGCGCTTACGAGGCTTGCTAGCCATCAATCACTACTTCTTTTTTAGGTGGCAGCAGGACAACGCCGTGAACCGCTGTGACATTGTGGTTCATGGTCTCCTGTCGGCCCAAACCTACCCGATTGAGGATAGATTCGGCTGCTTTCATGCGTAAGTCGTCGCCACGCTCGATATCGGGGGCGTCTACGAGGCTAACCAACTTGTTCGCGGCTTTGAGGGACTGTCCCGCTAACACGGTTTTGGTCCGTTCGATGATTTCGTCCGCTAACCGGTCCTTGAGCCACTTGACAGAGCCTTCGGAGTACCCGGCAACCTCCGCTGCAGCCCGTACGTTGCCCCCGTTATCGAAAAGGGCGTCCAAGAAGGCTTCCTGCTTGTCTGTGAGGGCGGGTTTGCGGTTGTTTTGCTGGGGTAAAAGGTTCATGTTGAGGTTATTTCCTTGCATTTGTACCTGTAGGTTGCCGGGACAGGGAACATCTGGGCAACCCCAGCAGCCATCTCGCGGATGCGAACCTCGCATTCGGGTATCGTGGCGTACGGACCCTGTGTGTCGTCGAACCTGACGCACTCACCCGGAGTGGAAAGGGCGCACACAAGTAAGATTGCTGCGAACATGGGGGGAAATTCTCCTTGCAACCCATTAGTTTAGGGGTGGTTACCCGCCCTGTCAACCTAAAAGTTACCAAAAATTAAAAAAATGGTTGACAAATGCGGAATTTGACTGTACACTGGCGTAGAACCCGCCGGGGATACACCCATGTACCCCCCGGCTCCCCTAATAGGTTCGCGGCTCCCCTCGTCGGGAGCCTTTTTGTTACCCAACGGGTTCGCGGGAATACCGTATGGATAACCTAAAAATACAAAAAATATGTCGGGATTGCATAGCAAATGCTATGGGGGTGGGGTGGCCCTTGCGTACGCCCGCACGGCCCGATTTTTATCCGGATTCGTCACCTCGCCGAGGTGGTGCGGTGCCCCGCCGGGCAACCAACCCCGGCAACCAGTCCCAGCAACCCACATGCAAGCCCGCCCGCGCACACCCGCGTCTGTGATTTGTCATGCCGGATAACCTGAGATTGCCCCGCCCCGCCCAGATACACTAACAATCCCGGCCACCACTCCGGCCCAGTTTCCCCAATGTTTACAGGCGGTGATCCCGAATAAACACGGCACCCCACAAAAAAGAACCCCCAGCGCAAAGGCCGGGGGCAAGGTTAAGGGAGGAACCCGGCATTCGACCCCGCCGGGAAGGGTAAGGGTTCGCGGGTCAGTCGTCGGTATAAGCTTCTTCAATCTGTTCCCGCAGATAAATGTGATCAATATCCTTATGATCGATCAGCAAATCTTGAAAAAGTAGCGTCTTGGTTTCCTCGCGGGTTGCGAAAGGCTTTTCTTTCCCCCGCTCGTATTCGTAAGCCCAGACGGTCCACAGTGGGCGCTCAATCGTCGGGTCGCCGTCTCGATCACGCGCCAGCACATGCCAATCCTTCTTGCAGTACAGGTGAAAATCACGGCCAGCACCAAAACCTTTTGCAGGGTCGCCGATACACCGGGCAAGTGCCCAATGGCCGCAAATATTGTTTCCTAT